GCAGCGGTAGTTTGAGATGTGCCATCTGCCCACCTGATCTCTCTAAATGTACCTGTGCCAGAAACATCTAATTCAAACTCTGGTTGTGCCACATTAATACCAAGAAAACCTTGGCCGGAATCATAAACAACATTTGTAACACTTGCGAGTAGAGAATTTGCACCCGGATCTCCAACAAATAATAAACCTGAAGGATTTTTGTCCATAGGATAATAAGCCATTGTATTTTATACCTCATAAGTTAAATAATAAAATGTATTATCCTTGAAGTAGTTCCCGATTATCCTAACCGTCAGTAACATCCAGATCAAAGTTATCAATAGCTGTTTGCCTAGCAGAACTAGCTGCGGTTTTGGCTTGATATGCTTTGGTAACTTCCCTCACATATTCTCTAACTTTTCTTTTGAAAAACTGATGTTTTGTTTCAGGATTATCAATGGTAGAAGGGTTAGTAATAGGATCTTCTGGAAGTTGAGGATCAAAGTCAGGATTTGCTATAGTTGCCTGATAACTATAAGCATCTGCAAATGCGTTTCTAACACCTTGAATTTTATCATCTGGAATACTAAAAATAATCTGTGCCATAATATTATACACCTTTCCTATAAAAAAAGCCAGTGGCAGCATGTGCCACCACCAGCTTATAGATTTTGAAAATCAATGAGATCTTAGAGAGCACCCAAGAGGACTCTTCTAGTATCGAGAGCAGCAAAACCTTGCTCTGCCCAACCATACATACCAGCACGACGTTGGCGATGTAAGGTAGGATCTTCAAAGATTTGAACGCCCTGACGAACTGGCATAACAAAGCTGTCACGATTGGTCAAATCAAGACCAACAACGATTTCTTGCTTACCAGTTGGGAAAGTACCGGAAAGATCGTCATCGTAGTAGTTGTTATACTCTTGACCGACTCCAAGCTCATCAAGAACATGAAGATTAACACCAAACATTCTGGCTAAAAGACCACCTTCTTGAGTGATAACTTCTCTACGAGAAATCTCATCAAGCTCATCAACACCAAAGTTGCGAATATCTTCTTCAGCTTCTGGTGAGATGTAAAGATCAGTTAACATACCACGATTGATGGAGCTAGAGTTACCACCACCATTTCTTCTCATAACAACTTTCATCAAAGAAACAAGTCTCTTGGAGAAAGTACCATTAGAAGCATCTGCATCGTAGATCATAATATTACGATCTGCACCAGCAGAAAGAAGTGTGTGCCAGCCATCATCATTCATCTTCTTGACAAAAGATTTTTGAAGAACTTCAGTTGCACGACCAACAACATCCCAACGTGCATCTCTAGCATACTTCAAAAGGAAGTCAATAGAAGCACCGATATCGTAGGTGGGAACCATGACGTAATCACCTTCAACAGTTCTTTCGGGAATACGACCATGATTAGGAATGGTGTAAGCAACAAACTCTTGCTCAGTGCCGGGAGCGAGGAAATCCAAAGGAAATTCGCTGGTAGCACCGGGAGCAAGTTGGATAGCTTCAAAGATACCACCAAGGATATCACCATCCATAACGCCCTTTCTCAAAGGCAACTCAAGAGCTTTGGCAATTTCAGCCATAGCGGTCAAAGACTCATTAGAATCAAAAGAACCAGCCTTAGCAAGCAACTGATTCATTTCATCTGTATATTCAAAATATTTACTCATAAAATAACTCCCTATAAATTATTATTTAGACAATATTGATTTCAACTTTTGCATAACCATCGCTATCAACTAAAGATAGAAATCTACCTACAGGATCGCCAAGGGTTGTGCCTACACCACCAATACCAGTACCACCAAGATATTCGCTTTCAGTTTGTAGTCTACCATCCAAACCAAAAAAGGCTTTTTCACCAATAACTGGTGTGCCAGAAACTTGATCGGTTACAACTGTACCACGACGAAGCAAAAGAACTTTACCACCCTGTTGAACTTCATCTTGATGATAGTTAATGTGTTGACGAGTTAAGTCAATATTAACAACATCATTCAAAAGTAAACCAGCAGGCTCATCATCATACGCAGATGGTGCAGCAACGGTAGCAGCAGAATCGTCCATAGCTGCACCAGAACCACCGGCTGAATGCACAACCAAAATACCTCTCTCAGCAGTTGCATTCATGAAAAAGCTGAGATCTGTTAAATGTTCTACTCTATCAGGTCTAAGTGCCATATTAAATTCTCCTAAGAAAAGGACTAAACTATTTCTTTAAAACTTTTTGATTAACCCAATCATTAAGATTGGAACGTAATGAAGCGACTGCTTCTTCTTCAACATCTTCAGATGCAACAGAAAGATTAGCTTCTTCTTGAACTTCGGCAGTATCAAGAACTTCTTCAGATGCTTCAGTAACTTCAGCCTCTACTTCTTCAGCAGCGGCTTCTGTATCTTCAACTTCTTCAGCTTTAGCTTCGTCATCTTTCTTCTCATCTTCTTTTTTCTTCATGTCACCATGCATACCAGCCTCAGAATCTTCTTCAGCTTTAACTTTACCACCCTTCATGTACTTCTTCATTGCTGAAACAAATACATCAAATTGGTCATCATTAAGATTAGCAAAAGTTTCGAGTTGAACTTCTGCCTCTTCAGCATCCATACCGGCTTCAACCAAAGATGCCATTCTCTTTTCTTTCTTCTCTTTGTCTTTCATTTCGCCCATCATTGCTTCAGTTTGATTGAGCTTTTCAGTCAATTCAGCAATGGTAGCTTCTAAAGAAGTAACCTTCTCTTCTGCTGCTTCAGCAACAGTAACAAAAGACTGCTTCTCGGTCTCAACATTCTCCAAGCTTGCTTTAAGCTCTTCGATTTGAGTCTCATATTCTTTAACAGAAGCTTCTGACAACTTTTCAGTCAACTCTTTAACTTCTGCTTTAGAAGACTCAAGAGCAGCTTTCAAGTCAGCAACTTCTTTTTCTAAATAATCTGACATTTCACTCTCCTGTTTAGGTTCAGAGATAGGATTTTCAACAACAATATTTGATACACCTTTTTTGTTGAAACATAAACCATCTATACAAGACGCTTTACTAAATGGAAAATCTCTATCCGAATTAAAAATAATACTGTCAGGGTTCGCAGGATTAGCGACAAACCCCTTTCCACTAAACGTAATGTTTCTTAACAATCTGCCAACCTTATGGTCTTGATATACACCACCGCCCCCATAAGCTCGCAAATGTTGGGTCAAAAAGGCAGTATTCTCACCCCTAGCGATTACATGGTATTCACCATCAGGTGATTCAACTGCATAATCAAATCCCTTGAAGATACACTCCATCGAAACACATTTCTGACCAGCCTGAATCTCTTTTATTAATTGTTCAGCCCTAGCCTTGTATTCAGGATCTTGCCACTGTCTATAAATAACAGAAGCTACTAATATATGATATACGTCTGGCAAATCTTTATTTTCGATTTGACCATCTAATAAGTCAAAGTTTTTATCAACAGGCCAATTTCCAATGATATTACCAACAATAACTTTTTCATCGTGCTCCAAGTTAGTTGGCTTATACATTGGAGTTTCTCTAGATGCCCATACTTCTTCTGGACTAAAAACATCATCATTCTTGTTCCATGAAGTACTTACAAGAATAGAATAAACCTTGAAAACATCATCGTCTTCAGCAGATGCTTTTGCCACAATATCTTTTATATCAGTACTAAATGTGTTACTAGAAGCAACATCATTATCTAACATAGTAGGCATGGTATAAGCAATAGAAGCATTTGCTCTAATCTGTTGTTCTAAACCTGCCTCTAGTTCTGCTTTGTAAATCTTCATAGTTACCTCATAAGTTATAGGTGTCTTACCTATTCTAATCTACACCAATTTATTTTGAAACATAAAAATCTGCATAATACGAAGCCCTTATGTTTCTAATCTCGTCGATACTCAATTTTCTATCTAAGGAGGAACCAGTATCATCAATCCATTCTTTACAAGCTCTACTATGAGTTTGAGTAAAGGCTTTGCTCATAGCTTGACCCATATTTTCCAATGTTAAATCCGCAAACGGTTCCAAATTCATCAATATATTGAACTTGACTTCTTCTGCCTGTTCAAACTCTTCAGCAGTAAGACTTCTCATATTACCTTTAGTATATTGTTCTAAAATACCGGGATTGATAAACTCAGCAATCTTAAACTGAGCATCCCTTGCCCAAGTTTGAATAGATGCTTTGAGTGCTGGTTTAAATGTTTTTTCTTGTCTAGGTTGTGTATCATTAGAGTTTTTGGGCCTTCCCGGTTGTCCAATATCTGCTGCTTCTTGTGGTCTACCTTGTATACCGCCCTGCTTTGCTTTTTGCTTTGCCTCTTTTGACCTCATGCTTAAAACAGAATCTTCACCCTTTTTCTTCTCATCTAACTCAAGACCAACCTCACTTGGAGAAGTCAGACCAGTTTGTAAGGTAATCTTTTTCATTTGGAAATCTTGATCGGCTTGATGGAAAGGACTTACCTTTTCGTCTTTTCTATTATTCTCATTAGTAGTTCTTCTGATTTCCATGTCGGGATTTGCCTTCATGTATCTTTGTAGATACTCGTCACTTAGAATGTTTCTATCTGCCATGCTTAATAAGATATTCATAACGGAAGCTGGATCTTCCAAGTTCATGTAGTCAAACTCAACAATAGCTGGGTATCTGAAACCCATTGCTTTCTGAACGATCTTGATCTGCTCTTCCCAGAAGTTAATAACAATGCTTCTAACATAGTTTAATCTCTCTGTAAGAGTTTTTAAAGAAATAAAGTTATTAGTAGTTCCACTTGCACCAAATGTTCCTGTCAATGTTGGAGGAATACCAAGTGCTGCATAAATAGCCATAAGGGTTGGACGGTACTTTTCTTCTCCCAAGAAGGATTG